GGGTACAGGTGGAACATCAAAACCAAAAATGTCACCATTTGAATCTTGTGCAATGAATTGAACTTCTTTAGGTGCTTCCGACCAATCGTATTTAGTCTCCATCACTCCACTCCCGCTTCTTCATCTGCCAATTCTTCGGCGTAGTATTTAAGCTGCTCGTTTAAGTCAGCCACTTGTGTTGATGTGAGTTGAAATAGAAGGCCGATAGGAGTCTCTACATATTCAGTGCCAACAACTTCAACATGTGTGCGGTCATCTACTACGAGTTGGTCGTAAAACTGGTCCTTGCTATCCTCTGGATTCATAAGAGAGCCAACCACACGAACTTGCTTAGTAACATCAGCAACGATCTTGCATTTCAAAGTTGCACAGCCGCTTTCCAGTTCAAATGAAACTGTGTTGTCTTTAACTTCATACTCACCAGACACTTGAAGCATTGGAAAAGAAGGGCACAGCAATTCTGGCTTGTTAACTAACATATTCATTAGTTAGTACCTCGTATCTTTCTGAGTTGCTCTACGACTTGCTTGATCTCTTCTTCGGTACGCCAAATACCAATAAATGTATTTCCTTTATCACCATGAACTTCGTAGGAATAACGACGATAGCCATCTGTTTTTCCGTCATCTAAGATGTAAACGTGACAATCTTCTTCTGGCTCAAAAGGCTTCGGCAGCTCAAGTTCAACCTTAATGGTTTGAGGTTTGAGGCGGAATTTATACAAACCATTCACAACCTCTTGTACACTGAAATAAACAATAGGTATCCACTCTTCATTTTCTTCTGAAAACCCTTCAACCTCTTTCCCATCAGCCAAAGCTCGCAACACATCCGCACCGCTAATCAAGGCTGGGTCTTGGGGTTGAGTAATAGGCGTCAGGCTATTCGCAATATAGTTTTCATAGTCATTTGATTTATTAATAGCTGATTTACACCATTCACCCTGCCAGTAATAAATAACCTTGTCGCTAGTTAAATAGATTGATTCATCCCGCTTGTCGCGATGAGTCGCATCCTTCACATCATTACGCTTCAACACAACAAGGTCGCGGAGTTGAGCTATAGTAATTTCTACGCACTCATCCAAATTCATATTGTGGCGGTAGAAACTTCCGCTACCATCTTCAAAAACTGCAACCCATCCCACATATGGTTCATATGAAGAGTTATCAGGCTGGTAACCAATCTTTTTAAATAGATCCCTTGCTTCATCTGCGCTAGCTTCATCTTTAACTTTGATTTTGTAGTTATCCATGAGAGGGCTCCTTGTCCAAATCAACTTCTTTCGAGCGTTCAGCAAGCATTGCGTCTGCTAAGTGATATGCATTTCTAGCCACATCTTCATCAATTAGATAGAAGCCCATGTTTGCAGCAAAGCCTTGCATAGCAGCAATTGCAAACTGATCACGTAAAGTTAATGTTTCCATCACTTCACCCCCTCAACCTGCACACGCACATACATGTTCTGCTTTGCTTTGAGTTCATTGGCGTATTGCTCGTCGGCACAGCCTTTTAAAAAAGCAAATGCAATGAAGGTGATAACCCAGAAAGCTACGAATGCTTTCGAGCCATCCCTAAAGGCTTGGCTAAACTTGTACTTTTCAATTCTTTGATTCATACTTATCTCACTCATTGAGTAAAAGCACATCGGACCTGGGGAGGGCGGTGTGCTTTTTTTTACTTAATGATTAAAGCATACTTTAATAAATAGCATGTGTAAAGCACACTTTAATATTATTTTTAAACTTTGCTTTAATTTGTGCTTTAATAGACAAAAGAAAACCCACACGGGGTGGGCGAGGTCTATATGAAAAAATATACAGCGATGGGTATTTTATTTAACGCATTGTCTTTTGCTTTACTTTTTAGCTCCATCAATTTGAATCTTTGGATCGGTACTGTTTTTCTCTATATTTGTGGGTTGTTGATTGGTATGAATTTTGGGGAGGCGATCAGTAATAAAAAACAAAAAAGTAATAATCCCTGTCAGCCAAAGTAGTCTTGCCCTATATTCTGGATTAAAAAAAAGATCAACAACCCAGTGAGCAAATTTAGAAGTCCAGTGCCTATTTAAGCCAATACCAAATGAATCAGGGTCACTCCACGTTTCCCATTCTCCATTCCACCAAGATTTTATTGCCCTAATTATTCTTTCCATAAAACACCTAAGCCGCATATAGCGGCTTTTATTATTTAAATCCTTCTATATAAACCAACAACCTTGCCCACTAAGCGACAATCTTCTGTCAGCTTGATTATTTGCTCATCCCACTTTGGATTTAATGGTTTTAGGTACTTAGTTGTACCTTCAATAATAAGTTGCTTAAAGGTAGCCTCATTGTCTCCAGTGCAGGAAACAATAACCAAATCCCCAGTCTTTAAATCACTAACTTGAAAATCAGGATTTACATAAATACGATCTTCTGGCTCAAACTTTGGCAACATTGAGATGCCCGTCACTATCAGCCCATAGCCATTCCTTCCACACTCCTTGATAGGCGGCAGATACTCATCAACCTCCGCATCCCTTAAAACGGTTTCAATCGGCTCAAACGACCCAGCAGCTACCCACGAGATAACAGGAACAGGGCGGCCCTCGATATTTATTTTCTGTGTTAAATCGATGTTGTTATCAAACTTCTGATCACTTGATGCGTCTAGCATTCCGTACTTAGGATCGCCAGCTAACCAGTGAGGATTCACACCTAGAAACTGGGCAGCTTTAGCATTTTTAAAGCTATCAAGAGATTTTGTTTTGCCATTAATCCATTGACCGACAGCCGCTACAGATGCCTCGCAATACTTGGCCATGGCAGCCCTGTCTAGCTTCTTAAGTTTATTTTTAGACAGGAAGTGAGAAATAGCCTGATTAATCCGATCCTCAAGAGTGCTCATATTAAAATTCACTTTAAATTTAAAGCCAGCTTACAACAATATTAATAAAGCTTGCTTGCAAAAATGTATTAAAGTACACTTTAATAATAAAGCATACTTTCGAGATTAGGTATGAGAGTACTTATCAAAACCAGCGACGCTCTTGATCATTTTAAAAATGCATCGCGCCTAGCTGAAGAAATTGGAATTACCCCTCAGGCGATTAATCAATGGGGTGAATACGTTCCCGACCCTTCTGTTGGAAAAATCATGGCTGTTATACCTGGAATTCCCTACAGGATTGTTCGAGAAACTCCCGAGCAATCGCTTTTAACCGCTTAAACCAATTATTAAGCATTTGAATTTAAACAACCACGTTCAAAGGAACCTTAAATGAACATAACGGATGCAGCGTACAACACAGTTCATGATTACCCGGGTGGCGCTTCAGCTCTAGCCGCACGTATGGGAATCAAAAGCCCGGCTGTGCTTAACAGCAAAGTAAATCCAAATACTGAAACTCACCACTTAACACTGGTCGAGGCCTCAAAGCTTATGGCTTTAACTGGTGATTTCCGCATTTTGCATGCTCTATCTGCTGAACATGAAAAAGTTGCAATTGATCTACCTGAAATTCCTGAATGCCGAGACATGTCACTGACTGACAAAGTGCTGTGCATTGGTATGAAGGGCGGTGATGTGATGAGCCTGTTCCGCGAGATCATGGCGGATGGCCGTATCACGAAAGGTGAAGTGCAAGACATGTCAAAGGTGATTCACCAGATGCATGTTGCTTTGGCTGAGCTGGATAAACAAATCCAAGCTTGTATTGATAACCCAGAAACAGAAAAAGCCTGAGTTACGACCTCAGGCTTTTCCGGTTGTTCACTAACTGACAGGAAAGTAAACATGAATATGATGACACAATTTAATCATAATCAAAACACTATGTCCAACATTGAATTGTTGGAAGTTATTAATCAGGCGCGAAAGGAATTCAATGAAAAGCCTGTTCGTCTAAATGATTTTAATAATCGTATTGCTGATGAGCTTGAAGGGGAGTACTACGAAACTTTCGTAGTAAGAAATCCTAATGGCACAACATCTCAAGGTTTCAATTTAAATATTGATCAATGCACCTTGATTGGCATGCGTGAATCAAAATCAGTTCGAAAAAATGTATTGGCAATTTTAAAAGAAAAGCAAAAACCTTTCGACATCACCAACCCAGCACACCTGCTCCAAGCAATCGAAGTTCAAGCCAAGCTTAATATTGAGCTTACTCAAAAAGTCGCAATCCTTGAACCAAAAGCCAAAGGTCTAGACCGCATTGCTGACTGCACCAATGTACTAGGCATTCGTGAATCTGCAAAAGTCCTTAAGGTTGGTCAAAATCAGTTGGTTCAATATCTCCTTGACCACAAGGTTGTATATCGTGACCAACACGGAAAAATTCAGGCTTATCAAAAATCTGTTGATCAAAAGCTTATTCACGTTGTGACCTCTGCACCTCGATTATTCGAATCGGGCGAGAAGGTATTCACCCAGGTAAAACTTACTCAAAAATTAATTACTCGCATTGCGAAGTGGTTAGAGCAAGGGGTGGCAGCATGAGTAGTTTTATCTCTAACGCCTTCATGCTTCCTAATGACCTGATCGACAAAGGTTATATGGCTCTTATGAAAGGTCCAGCATTGCCTTGTTACATATTCATTGTGCGTAAAACACGCGGCTGGAATAAATCTGACGATAGCATCAGTGTTTCTCAACTGGTGAAGGGTACCGGTTACAACAAGGATTCAGTTTTAAAGGGCTGTGAAAAATTAGTTCAAATGGGCGTTATTGAGCGTAAATCCTTCGCAAATCAGCCAGCAAAATACGTTTTGACTGACAGTATTTTTGCAGTCGATATTTTAGATAGCGAAAATATCGCAGGCGAAAATATAGAAAGGGGAGTCGATATTTTAGATAGCACGCTATCTAAAGATTCGACCCACAATAACAACTCAAAAACAACTATTACAAAAGCAAATATATATAAGGAAAAATTCAACTTTGCAAACGCTCTAGTTTCTCAAGGGGCAGATCAAAAACTTATCTCTGAATACATGGAAGTTCGTAAAGCAAAGAAAGCCGTTAATTCAGAAACAGCATTCAAGTCACTTATCTCTGAACAACAAAAATCTGGTCTCACTTTAAATCAGGTCCTTGAACACTGTGTTGTGAACTCATGGAAAGGATTTAAGGCGGAGTGGATCAAGAATCAGAGCACAGTCCATGGACAACAAAACAAACCATCTCGCTGGGATGAAATTCAAGAGCTAATCGCAAAAGAGGAGGCAGGCTATGAACAGTATGGTTTCTAACAATCAAAAAGCAGTAGCACATATCAACTCTGCAAAAGTTGTCGGTATCTTCAAAGCAATTGCCCCACGTTCATTTGAGAAAACCTTTGAAGGAATCAAAACAGAACAAATCAATCATGCAATGAAGATTTGTATTGATGGACTTACTCGTGAACAAATAGATAAAGGCCTTTGCATGGTCCGTGACAGTGGCTACTGTCCTGATCCTGCAATGTTCCGCAAGTGGTGTTTAGGTATTCAAGGTTTCGGTACTGAGCAGCAGCGTGCAGTTGATTCATTCAAAAAGAAGAATGCAGCTTTAGCTAACATAATCAAATGGCTTTCTGACCGTGATGTTGAAATTACAAATGCAGAAAAAGAAGCTTACAACCGTTGTTATGAGATGTTTTCAAATCTCAACTACTCGAATAACTATGAGCGTTCTTCGTATTACGCATATGAAGCATTCAAAGATAACTATGTTGATGTGGTGAATGAGTTTGTAGAAAAAGGGATTACGCAGACGAAATGGTCTAAGCCACCTCAAATAGATCTCAGTGTTCTGTATGCCAAAACTGGCAGCGAGGAAAAAGCAGAAGCAACTCCAATGACAAAAGAGGATTTTGAAAAGCGTACAGCATATGTTGAATCACGTATTCCACAAATCATGTCTGATCGGAACTGTGACAAATCAATGGCAAAGCTTTATGCCATGGCTGAGTACCACAGTTCAAGAGTGGAAGAGGGAGGTGCAGCGTGAAACATAATCTTATGTTAGGCGATTGCCTCGAGCGCATGAAGGAAATTGAAACGGGTACTGTGGATATGATCCTTTGCGATTTGCCATACGGTACCACTTGCTGCAGCTGGGATGCCGTTATTCCGTTTGAGCCACTTTGGGAACAGTACGAACGAGTAATCAAAGAGAATGGCGCGATTGTCTTATTCGCTGCGCATCCATTCACGGCAGTACTTGCAACATCAAACCTAAAGCTATTCCGCTATGAGTGGATATGGGAGAAGCCAGCAGCTACAGGATTCTTTAATGCTCAATTCCAGCCATTACGTGCACATGAAAACATTCTTGTGTTTTACAAAGCTAAACCGACATTCAACCCGATGAAAACTTTTGGGCATGAACGTAAAACAGCTAAGCGTAAAGACATTGGGTCAGAGCATTACGGCAAGCAAGTAAATATCAAATCTTATGACTCAACAGAGCGGTACCCACGTTCAGTTCAGTTATTCAGTAGTGATAAGCAAAAAGCTAATTTCCATCCAACACAGAAGCCAGTTGCTCTTTGTGAGTACTTGATTCGCACATACACAAACGAAGGCGAAACAGTTCTAGACAACACAATGGGAAGCGGTACCACTGGTGTTGCTTGTGTAAATACAGGTCGTTCATTCATTGGGATTGAGCAAGAGCAGAAGTACTTCGAAATAGCACAAGAACGTATTGCTCAAGCAGGTACCGAGAAAGACATGCAGCCTGACCTATTTGGAGAAGCGGTATGAAGCAACACAGCACAGTAGAACAATTCGAAAAAATGGCTTTGGTTTTAAAGAACTCAATTGAAAAACGTGGCAAGACTTCTATCTCGGATATTCAAGAATGGATCGGCTGTAATTATTCAAAATCAAAACGCTTCGCATTCCAATTAAGAGAAGCCGGTTATTTGCAATCTGATAATGCACGACCAATGGGACTCAAACCAACCGACAAGGCAAAACAACTATTTTGGGTGGCGATATGATCGAATTTGTAGATTACACCTCAATGATGAAGCTGCGTAGAGCGTACAACCTCGGCACTCGCAATGAAGAAACAAGAGCAGCAGCGAACCTCTACGAGAAATTAAGAAAGCTCAAGATGCTAGACCAGCTTAAGCAGGAAGCCATGACTAGACATGACGGAGAACAGCAATGAAAAATAGATTACAGGTAGGCGGTTTGGCTTTGATAACCCATGCAATAAAAGAAAGCAATGTTGGGAAGGTTGTGAAGCTCGTTTCTTTTATTGGATCTAGGAAAAGCAAAAATTGGGGCACAAGAGACGATTTCTGGTTGATTGAGTGTGATGATTTTGAGATTTCATATTTCAATCCTAACAAGCCAATTCCAATGCATCCAGCTCAACACCTTATGCCCCTAGGCGATGACAAAGGCATTGAGCTTTACGGCCTTCGTGAAGAGATCATGACAGGACATGACAAGGAGGCGGTATGAGTGAGTTTAAAGTCGGGGATTGGGTTAAACGCACAGACAAAATAACCGAGTCTATCTACCAAATAAGCAGTATTGATAAGGATCTTATCAAGTGTAATTTCATAAAGAATGGGGAAAACTGGCGCCTTCATACAACTAAAGGAGAGATTGAATTTGCCACACCAGAAGAAATCGCAGCAGGTCACCGCATTGATAAACCCTCGAATCCGAGGGAATTAGAAACCCTAGACAAACCAGAAAACCACATTTCGCCTAATTGCAAAGTGGGGATGTTTGAGATGGATAAGTGTAGAGAAGATTTTCAAAAGGCCTTTCCGATCCCTGCACATTGGATTGAGTTTGATGAAAAAACAAATCGATATTATTGCCCATATGTTGCAGATGCCACGGCTTCTGCGTATCAGTCTCAGTGGGTTGTATGGCAGCACCAGCAAGCGAAAGTGGAGGAGCTGCAAAAACAATTAAATGAATACATATTTGTAGCGGAAACACTTGATGAAATGTATGTGAAAGAGGTTAAGAGCAGTGATGAGCTGCAAAAGCGGGTGGATGCTTTAGAAAAAGCTGAATTTACCCTAGCAAGAATTAGATCAATAGTAAGCAAAAACTTGCTTGAAAGTATTTTGATTAGAGAAGTGAGACAAGCGCTCAAGGGGGAAGGACAGTGACAGCACATTTACCAAATCAATCAGTATCTATTGAAGATGATGAATGGGGTACTAATTGCCATAACCACCCAGAGCGTCCTGCGGTAAGAAGAGTTTGTGTAGAAGCAGATAGCTTTGGGGCTGAATATTCAAATATGTGCCAAGAATGCTCAGATCAATATACGGCATGTAAAGAACAAAAACGAAATGATGAATCTCAATGGGAGCAATGCCCAAGATGCAAGACGTTGGTGCCTGAACTCTCATCTTATCGAGATCCTGATGAGGGTAGTCATGGACCAGTTTATAGCAGATGTTCTGATTGTGTGTCTAAGTTTTGGAAGCGATGGAACGAAGAAAACCTTGACGATTATTATTACGACTAAGGAGCGTGACCAATGACCACATTCAAAGAGGCTCAAAGGGTCCAGTCACTGAAGGCAGCTCGCTCTAAGCGATTCAACCGAGTACCTACAGAAGATCAAGAACAGATGGCGCTCATGAGTTGGGCGCATCGTGTGAAGTATGGTTCAGGTCGTTTGAGTGATTACTTATTCCATATTCCTAATGGTGGCTCAAGAAACATTATTGAAGCTGCAAAGTTTAAGAAGTTGGGCGTGAAGGCTGGTGTTCCAGACCTTCAGCTCATCGTTCCCAATGGTCAGATTCATGGCTTGTGGATTGAATTGAAGTCAAAGAAAGGGAAGTTACAACCAAGTCAAAGACTCATGATACAGCGCTTAGAAGAACAAGGTTACATGTGCAAAGTCTGCTTCGGTGCAGATGAAGCCATAGATGAAATTAAAAAGTATTTGATGATTTGAGGTGGCGTGATGGAACTAAAGGATGACAAAGGCTTGCAGTACATTCTCTTCGGATTGCTGCTAATCGTAATCGGTTCAATCGGCAAGTTGGTAAGTATTTGGATGTAAGGGGATAGAGATGGACTACAACAAGGCTGTCGTAATTATCTTTTCGGTACTTATGGTGGCAATAGTTTTGATGTCAGTATTTGGTAAGTAGGTGACGGTATGAATGCGGCAGTAAATCACATTATGCAAACAACGGACTGGACCAAATACAGTCTAGAAGAATGGCTTTATCAATTTGGGGCTTGGATGTACTCAAATTCTGGAACTTGTGGAAAGAGCATAAACCCGATTGCTGTCGCTATGGATCAGGCTACTAAGAAGCGTAAGCAAGAAGTGAAAGGCAAAGAGCAGATCATGGCTGATTGGTTATGCTCAGATGATTTAATCATTCCTAAGGGGCGTGGGCGTATAACATGTGAAATCACAGACAATGAAGCGCGTGCAGTTCAACGCCTCATCTTGGATATGCAAGGGCAATCAGAAGTGTTGGACGAATGGCTTGATGCTGTAATCAAAAGATACTTCTATAACAACTCTTGGTCAGAAATGGTTGTAACTCAAATGAATCCAGTTGGAGATATGGTTGTTGTCTATTCTCAAAATGATGCTAGAGCAGATGTTAAATGTGGTTTAGCTGCAATTCACTGCCGTTATAGTTTTATTAAATACAAATAGGTATAGAACTTGACCTTGTACAAGGCATGTGGCATATTTATGTTAGAGTGGTGCGAAGTGTAAGTAAGGTGCCACTAGGTGATGGATTCTTACAGCGTCTTTCGCCGATCGAGATTAAATATGCCCTAGAGTGAAATAGTCTGTAAGCCTCAAGGGTTCTCACCTAATTACCTAGCAGTAACCCTTGCAACATAAGCAAGAAGGCGAAACTAGATTAAAGCCTGTCATTAAGTTGATGGGCTTTTTGCTTTTATGCCCTACAAGCTTAGAACATTGGATTCCGATGTGCTGGACTGGATTTCTAGTCGATGCTTAAACGTAGGGCTATTTTTTTGGAGGTTCACATGCTCCGAATAATTAAGCAGGTCTTTTGCATTCATGTTTGGGAATATGAGTTGGATTATAACGAACACCGAATCAAAGAATGCAGAAAGTGTGGAAAGATTAAGTGTTTGTAACCCTGTCATTGACGGGGTTTTCTTTTTTGGAGAATAAGAAAATGCGAATGAGTCGATTATTACTAGCAGCAGCAACTGGCATGATGGCGTTTAAACCTAACTTTGGAACATTGAGTGCTATTTCTGCTATGGGTGGCGAGGTTTCACCATTTGCATTTAAGTCAAAACCAAATAAAGGCAAACCAAACAAATTAAGTCAGAAGAAGAAACGCCTTATTGCTCGTCGGCTGAATAAACATAAGTGAGCTGTGTATGGACACAAACGAAGCGAAGAAGAATTTAGAAATCTATAAGCGTAATCTTAGCCGATTAGAAAACTATAACCATTTATTCAGCAGCCATACGTTTAAGACTGAATGCCAGCGTGAAGTAAATACTCTCAGAACCAGAATAGAGAACCTAGAAAATGCGTTCGACAAAGAGGCTAAACGAAATAAGAGCGTTACCATGCGTTAGATGTGGTCAGAGTCCTAGTCAAGCCGCTCATTCAAATAGCTCGAAGCATGGTAAGGGTAGAGGAATCAAAGCCAGTGATGAGTTTACAGTACCCTTGTGTGCGATTTGCCATGGTTTATTCGATCAATTTAACTTAGGCACAAGACAAGAATCGGAATTGATGTTTGATCAGTGGTTAGAAAAAACAGAGCGGATGCTTAATCTTAAAGATGATGAGGTGTTTTGATGGGAACTAAAGCAACAAAATCTAAGATGATTGAACGAGCATTCGAGTTTGCAGAAAAGGTTATTGCCGAAAACCAATGCATTATCAATCACACTAATATTCCAGAAGTCAGTGCGCGTGCTGCTGACCTGGTTGAATTGGCCAAATCATTTAAGCTTTTACTTTCAGATACACATGAAGATTTAATTAAGCTTGAAAACTACGGCAATGATGATTATCGTGGTTAAACACCACATCTCGAGACTAACGTGAAAGACATCTACCTTTAATTATGGATAGATAAGTCTTAAGTCCTGAAATGCAGAGCCTGTCAGAAATGACGGGCTTTTTTTGTGAGAATTAAAATGGAAAACCAACATCGTAAAATCAAAGGCTATCGTGAACTTTATCAAGAAGAAGTTGACCTAATGAATCGCATCAAAGAAAAAGGTGCAGAACTACTTACACTTCAGGCTGAATTGGCAAACCGCTTAAACACAGATTTAGAAGTTAAACAAGCAGCAGCTAAACGCGCCCAGTTAGCTCCAAATGACTTTGCAAGTGCTGAATGGCAAGAATATGAACGTTTCAAAGACGCTGAGCCTTTGCGTTGGGCTGCTATTGGGAAAACTGACATTCAGACAGGCATCATGGCTCTAGTTCGTGCGGTAGCTCAGCCAACAGGTTGTTAAGTCACCCTCGGGTGGTTTTTTATTGCGAGGTCAAAATGGAACCACGATTCGTCATCAAAAACCATTCTGACATCAACTATGTAATTGGCTATCTGAATAATAATCACGCTAAGGCAGCCGCAGAAGGCAAACCTTTAGTCGTTAGAATCAATCAGAAGGAAGACGACAGGAGCGCCGCACAAAATCGGCTTTACTGGGCTTGGCTTGAACAGATCAGGCAAAAGACCGGTAATTCAAAGGATGACCTTCATTTACTTTTTAAGAAAAAGTTTCTTGCCCGGATCTATGTTGAGGGTCGGCAAGAGACTGCAGAAAAGTACATGGCTTTGCAGAACTTTAAAGATGTTATTCAAGCATTCGATGGACCTAAGCGCCGTCAACTTGAAAAGGATTACCAAGTTTTGGTCAATACCTTCATTAAAGACCATCTGCAAAGCAAGAAGGCCACCATTAAAGAATTCACCAAATATCTGGATAAGATCAACATCTATGCACATAGAGACTTGGGCGTGATGTTGATTATCCCGGATGACCTTAAGTGGTGTTATCAAAATGAGCAATGATTCAAATTTGCAAGACGTGGTGCTTAAGCTGATAGAGCAAACAAACAAGCTTATTGACCAAAACAATAAGCTGACTGATCACAACAATAGACTGATCGAACAGAATAGCTTACTCGTTCAAATCAATGCAGAACAATCCGCTCAGTTATCCGAAGTTCTATTAATGCTTGAAGATAGTGAACCAGCACAACGGTCAAGATCACTAGATGGGTGATGTTATGAGCACAAGTGAATGTATTAGCTTTCAAGAGGCAGTAGAGATTGGGCTTCAGAAAGCAGCGGATAGTGAAAGAATAAAGGCTGAGGTTCAAAGCATTTTACAAGAGTTGAATTCAGTAGCTGCAAAAGCAACTAACAGAAATTTCATTTTATTTGATTTGTCTGAACCGGAAGTTAAACAACTGTCACCTCTTAAATTTGACTTCAATAACTATAGCTTTCCTATCGCCGTAAGGTGTGGAGCATTAGAAGTTGAATGCAATAGCATTTGTGAACTTGTTGAGTCAATAAAGCAATTTCTAAGATCAGCCTATTTTGGTGACTTTATAAGGATGAATATCAATGCCTAGAATTGTATCGGTTATACCGCCTAAAGATGACTCCAACATTACTAAAGCACAGGGTACAAAAATATTGCTTGATAATGGCGAGTACCTACGATGTGTCCACAAAATCACTTTAGTAGCAGAAGTTGATTCGCCGTGGAAAGCAATCATTGAAGTGTACCCATCTAATCAAGAGCAAATTAATGCATTGCTTGCAGATGTTGAGGTTATTAAACGTGACCAAGAATACAACCGCTTGGATGAGATTGAAAAGGAAATCCAGCAACTACAAGACGAGAAGGTGCTCATTGAACGCAAACACCGTCCAGAAGTAACAGGGCTTTCAATAGCTGGTGTAGCGAATGTACCAATGGAAGGGACTTTCTTGGTTGATAAAGGTGAGAGAGTTTTAAAGCCGCCTAAGAACGATGCTTTAACGGAGTTCCTTAAAAACAACCCTTCTCATTCAACAATCATTCCACCAGTAACAGGGCTGGTGAAAGATGAACAGGGTATTGTTCGCACCGTTCCAGATTCCAAAGGTGAGCAAGATGATTCAGAAGAGCATTATTAATAATCGCTTGGGGTTTTATGGATTAGATGGTCTTGAACAGCCGCATTTAATTATTGAGCCAGAAACTCCAGAAGTCCAGCGTAAACAATTGGAACTCCGTTTAGTTAGATTGATCCAAGAATATCAACGCAAGGGTTTAGATATCGATTGGATATCCATTGACTTACTTAATGGTGTAGATGCGCGAGTAAACTTAAATGAAACTCCAAACATTCAAGAACAAGTTACAGACGCTACAGGCACCCGCACAAACCCAGAAGAACTCTAAACAAAACAATTGGGGTTCTGGTCGTGGTGGTCGTCCGTGGCGCCGTCTTAAAGCAAAGATCCATTTACGTGATGAGTGGACCTGTCAATGTTGTGGTGTAGTCACTATGGAGCTTGAGTTAGATCACATCGTTAATATTGCACAAGGTGGCAATGATGATGAATCAAACCTACAGAGCTTGTGTGTGCCTTGTCATAAAGAGAAGACATTGAAGGAGAGTAGACAATGAACAATGAAGAACTACTAGAGCAGCTTGAATCAGTTGCTAACTTTATGCGTGGCATGCAGTTTGATCCACGTATCCCACAAGAAGCCAAAGAAGCTTTGAGTTACCGCGCTCAGAAGATTGATGAACTTGTAGAGAAATATCTAGAAAATTAAATTTTTCTGCAAGATACCATGGGGGGAAGGTGTTTCTTAAAAATCAAAAAATTACGGACACCGCCCGCCCTCTCACTTATAAAAAAATTTCCCATTTCAAAAATATGTTAAAGGAGGGTATATGGCTTTAACAGAAAAAAAGAAGGCATTTGCCCTCGCAAAACGAAACGGCAAAGATAATAAAGAAGCTGCCATTTTGGCTGGATGCCCTGAAAAGACTGCATCCGCGGCAGGTGCCCGTTTAGCAAAAGATCCCGATGTTATTGCTTATCTTGAAAGACTTGAGAAAGCTACTCCCGAACAAGTTGTTAAACATGACGTTAAACCATTAACAACGAATACAACTATTCAAGCAGCCAAGAATCTAGCAGACCCGCTAGCTTTTTTAGAGTCTGTTTATAGTGATCCAGTCGAAGACATGGCGCTACGTGTACGAGCAGCTCAGGCAGCCCTTCCATACGTTCACGGCAAAGTGGCCGAAAAGGGCAAGAAAGAAACCAAAGCAGAAACTGCAAGAGAAGGTAGTAAATCAGGAAAGTTTGCAACTTTAGATAATCAATTGATGAGCTAAATTATGTCTTCAATGTCACTCACCTGGACTACAGCTTGCCCAGACTGGGCGACCCGTATTGTTTCTAAACAATCGTTAATGCCGTGTAAGCCATTATTCCCCAAAGTGGCTGACGTAGCGGAGCGTATCTTTAAAGAGTTAATTCTTGTTGATGTGATGGGTAGCCCTAAGATGGGCGATGTCACATTGGAATGGGTGATCGAGTTTGTTCGTGCAATCTTTGGCGCATATGATCCAAGCACAAAGCGCAGATTAATTCGTGAATTCTTTCTTTTGATTTCGAAGAAGAATACTAAATCTACGATTGCCGCCGGCATTATGCTTACTGCATTAATTCTTAATGATCGACAATCTGCCGAACTAATTATTCTTGCGCCTACTAAAGAAGTTGCTGATAACTCATTTAATCCAATCCGAGATTTCATTCGCGCAGATGAAGAATTAAGTGAAAGATTTAATGTATCTGAGCACACAAAAACAGTTACGCATCTAGGTACCGGAGCAACACTTAAAGTTATTGCAGCAGAATCCAATGCAGCAGCAGGTAAGAAAGCTTCTATTATTTTGATCGATGAGGTCTGGTTATTCGGTAAACGTGCCAACGCTGAATCAATGTTCCGTGAAGCAAAGGGTGGTTTAGCATCACGTCCAGAAGGTTGCGTGATTTATCTGTCTACCATGTCGGATGAAGTGCCATGTGGTGTATTTAAACAACTTCTAGACTATGCCCGTGATGTGCGTGATGGAATAAAAGAAGATAAAAGCTTTTTGCCTCTTATCTACGAATTCCCAAAGTACTTAGTTGAAGCAGGCGAACACTTAAAGCCTGAAAACTTCTACATCACAAACCCAAACTTGGGTGCATCGGTTGATCTTGAATATCTAATTTCAGAGTTTAAAAAGGTTAAAGATGCTGGTGAGGAGTCACTTCGAGACTTCTTGGCCAAGCACTTAAACATCGAAATCGGCATGAACCTTCGTGCTAATCGTTGGGCAGGTGCTGAGTATTGGAATGCTCAATCAAAAGATATTCAAATTGATCAGCTCATTGAACTATCTGATGTCATCACGCTCGGGATCGATGGTGGTGGATTGGACGATTTGCTCGGGTTCGCTGCACTGGGGCGATTAAAAGAAGATCCGCGCATCTGGTGGCTATGGAACCATGCATGGGCAAATAAGATCGCTTTAGAACGTCGTAAAGAGAATGTCCCCAAATATGAGGACTTCAAATCTGAGGGTTCTCTCACAGTAGTTGACCGCATCGGTGATGACATCGACCAACTCGCTGCAATTGCCAAGAAAGTTTATGACAGTGGCAAGCTAAATAAGATCGGACTAGATCCGTTGGGCTTAGGTGGCCTTTTAGATGGCCTGCTTGAAGCAGGAATTCCAGAGGAAAGTATGTTCGCTGTGCCTCAAGGCTACAAGCTTATGTCTTACATCCTCACCACAGAGCGCAAATTAGCAGAAGGCAATCTCTTCCATGCAGGCCAACAGCTAATGACTTGGGCCGCAGGTAATGCCCGTGTCGTGATGGTTGGTAATGGTATGCGAATAACCAAGCAAGAATCCGGTGTAGGAAAGATTGACCCATTGATTGCCACATTTAACGCAGTTGCTCTTATGTCGATGAATCCAGAACCTACAAACAAAGAATATAACGTCTTTTTCGTCTAATTAAATTTTTAACTCAAAGCTCGCGAAATGCGGGCTTTTTCTTTTTTAAAGGAGAGCTTAATGCCTGCTCTACAGAAATCATTTGGCTCTTTTGAAATCAAGAGCACGAACGAGGAAAAGCGAACTTTTAAAGGGATTGCAAGCACACCAAATGCAGACCGTGCAAAAGACATCATGGTCCCAAGAGGGGCTAAGTTCGAGCTTCCTATGCCGCTTCTTTTTCATCATGAGCACAGCGCTCCGATCGGTCAGGTCATTGATGCAAAGGTTACTGATAAGGGAATCGAAGTAGAGATTCATATCCCAGAAATTAAAGAAGAAGGGAACTTAAAAGCCCGTGTCGATGAAGCCTATCAAAGTCTCAAGTATGGACTAGTTAAAGGGCTTTCAGTTGGGTTTTTAGCCGATTGGGAACAGGCCGAATTTATCAAAGGTGGTGGCATCCAGTTTAACGAGTGGGAGTGGTACGAGCTCTCACTAGTGACCATCCCATGCAATCGCGACAGTTCAACAGATTATTCAAAAGCTTTCGAGGAATACAAAGCCGCGTTGGGCAAACAACCTCAGAAACCCGCAGCAGATGGCGATTCATCTGAGCAAAAACACGTAATTGTAAAACTTAATAGCCCAACAAAGGGTGGAGTAAAACTATGAATGAATATTTAAAAAAATTGCTAAAGGCATTAGCTGAAAAGAACCAAGCAATGCAGACGGCATTATCTAAATCGGCCGCAGCTGGTACTACACCAGATGAAGAAACCGAAAAAGAAATCCAAGCTCTCGAAAAAGAAATTGCAGCAATTGAAGTCAACATCGAGCGCACTAAAAAGCAAATCGCTGCTACTGAAGCTGCCGCTGAAAATGCGACTCCTGTTGCTGGTGATAATCCAGAAGAATCTAAAAAATCTGCGAAAGGTGATCCAGATCCAAAAGGCGACAATAAGATTATTGTTAAGTCGAACCTTCCTAAAGGTGTTGGATTTGCACAATATGCCCAAGCAAAACTGATTTCTCAGTTAAATGCTAAAGAAGGCCGATTCGAGTCGCCATTGGAAGTTGCTAAGAAAATGGGCTTTGGTGAAGAAGTTCAAGACTTAATTACTAAGGCGACTCTTGGTACTACGACTGATTCAGGTTTTGCAGCGACATTGGTACATGAGAACCATTTGGTTGGTGAGTTTGTTGAATTGCTTCGCCAAGCAACTGTCTTCGATAAGCTTCAAGGCTTCCGTGCAGTTCCTTTCCGTTCAAAAATTCCTTCTCAAGTAACAGGTGGTACGGCTTCATGGGTTGGTGAGGGTGCTGCTAAGCCACTTACAAACCCAACTTTTAGTGAAGTAGAAATCGGAGAGCACAAGCTAGCTGCTATTACGGTTTATACCCAAGAGTTGATGCGTCGCTCAGATCCTTCTGTAAGCGTGCTGGTACGTGATGACTTAATCGCTGCAAGTGCAACATTGGTCGATAACACTTTCCTTGATGCTGTAGCAGCTTCTTCAACTCGTCCGGCTGGTGTACTTAATGGTGTAACCATGACGCCAAACACTGGTGAGACGGCAGCTGCATATGAAAAAGATTTACTCGCATTGATTAACACTTTCGTTACTAACAACTTAAGTTTGGATGGTGCGTACTTCTTGATGTCAGAAACACGTGCAGCACAAATCGCGTTGTTGCGTGATGCTCTAGGCAACTCTTACTTTAACGGTATGGCTTTACGCGGTTCTCGTACCTTGCTTGGTATTCCTGTAATCACTTCACAAGCACTTGGCAACAAAATCATCCTTGTGAAAACAAGCGAGATCTTACTTGCACAAGATGGTGGTGTGGATGTTTCTTACAGCGACCAAGCGACATTAGTTGATGGTGGAACGACTCACCACTTATGGCAAGAAAACAAATTTGCTGTACGTGTAGAGAAATTCATCACTTGGGCTAAGCGTCGCCCAGTGGCCGCAGCTTATCTGGACTACACAACTACTCCAACTCCATAAGTTGGCGTATTGATCTTAAAACAGCCTCGGAAGAGGTTGTTTTTATAAGGATTTTTTAATAATTTTTTTATAAAAACAACCTAATTTTTTGGTATAATAAATAAACGAAAAGCCTAGTTGCTGGAAACAACTAAGCCTTTCTAATCAACCTGTTAATGAGAGTAACAAGATGACTGAAGCCAATTCTAAAGTCATAGCTCCCGCTATGCAATCTAAGACTGAAATATTTATCCAAAAAGCTATTGCTGTGCATGGTGGCAAATACGATTACAGCAAAGTTGCTTATATTGTCAGCAAGAGTAAAGTGATAATCGGCTGTCCTAAACACGGTGATTTTGAGAAAAGACCAGATCATCATTTGGCTGGTCAGGGCTGTCTAAAATGTACAGGACTTGCCAAGTTAACAGTCAAAGAATTCATATCTAAAGCAAAATCAGTGCATGGCAACTTATACGACTACAGTCGGGTTAAATATATTAACAGCTACACCAAGGTAAAAATAATTTGTTCCATGCATGGGGTTTTTGAGCAACGACCCAATGATCATTTAAAGGCGTATGGTTGCTCAGAGTGCTCTAAAAACTTAAATGCATACTCGCTAAGTGTTTACATTAAGACCTGCAAAAAATACGATGGCCATTCCAGTCTTTATGTTGTTAGATTATTTAATGAAAATGAATCGTTCTTTAAGGTTGGAATTACTGTAAATGCAAAAAGCAGGTTTAGGGAGTACACCAAAGCTGGCTATGCATGCGAGGTTATAACAACCATACGAGATAAGTCTGGTTATATTTGGAACTTAGAAAAGCGATTGCACTTTATCTTGAAACGATGGCGATACAAGCCGAAAAACGATTTTGGTGGTCAAACAGAGTGCTTCTCGCAGATACCAAAATCAGTTTGCAGGTTGCTTGATGATATACAGCAGTCCATGCAGATGCAGTTGATGACTTAAATAAAATCCCACTCTAGGTGGGATTTTTTATATCTGGAGAAAAAATGAAAATTGAATATTTACAGGTTATGCACAATGCCAATGTGGGTGATATCAAAGAAGTAACCGATTTTGAAGCAAATATCTTGATTAAAACAGGTGTTGCTAAGCCTTATGAGGAACCAAAAAAGGCAACAAGCAAACCTAAAAAAGAAGTAAAAACTAGCGAATAAAGGCGGTAAAAATGGGCATTTTTGACTGGTTAAGAGGTAAAAAGAGCTTTCAAAGTGTCCATAGTGCTGGGCAGACTTGGAATAGCCTATTTGTGCAAGAGCCATACTCAGGTGCTTGGCAGAAAAACGACGAATTAACACGTGATGACCTTGTCGCGTCTTATGCAGTTTTCGCTTGTGTAAGCCTTATCTCTAAAGATATTGGTAAATTACCAATTCTCTTGAAGCGTAAGAAAGAAGGGGTGTTAGTTAATGTTGATATCCCTGAAAAGCTACGTGTTTTAAAGAAGCCAAACAATTATCAGACTTGGCAGCAGTTCCAAGAACAATGGACCTCAAGCCTATTGCTACGTGGCAATACCTATGTGTGGAAGTTGCGAGATGTTTTTGGTGAAGTCTGCCGAATGGTGGTGCTTAACCCTGATTTGGTTTGTCCTTTAGTTGATGACTATGGCAATGTGTTTTATCAGTTCAATACAGACCGCTTAACGCAAACCGAATCTGTGATTGTTCCGGCCTCTGAAATCATCCATGATCGCATTAATGCTTTCTATCATCCACTTGTTGGTTTATCACCAATTATGGCTTGTGGTGTAGCAGCAGGCATGGGTGTGAAAATCATTAAGAACGCTGCAAACTTCTTCGGAAACGGTAGCAGACCGGGTGGAATCTTGGTTGCTCCCGGATCGATAACGAAAGAAAAAGCAGAAGAAATCCAAGCACGTTGGAACACGAATTATTCTGGCGCGAATTTCGGCAAGACTGCTGTCATTGGCGATGGCATGACATATACCGCTTTAGGTATGAGCGCTGCTGACTCCCAAATGATTGAATTATTGGAAATGTCAGGGCGCGTGGTTTGTAGTGTTTTCAATGTGCCACCGTTCAAAATTGGCATTGGCACTGTTCCAGACGATTCAGAGAAGGCAAACGGGATTTATTATTCTGACTGCTTGCAAGCTCTAATCGAAGCACGTGAAAACTTGTTAGATGAAGGCTTAGACCTGCCGTCATTTAAAGTTGAGTCTTTCCTTGATATCGACATGCTTATTCGCATGGATTCTGAACGCTACCACAATATGGTGCGTGAAGATGTCAAAGGATCATTATTAACACCTAACGAAGGCCGTGCACGAATCGGTAGATTACCTTTAGAGGGTGGCGATACAGTTTACATGCAACAGCAAAACTTCTCGCTTGAAGCACTTGCTAAGCGTGATGCTAAAGATGACCCATTTAATCCTTCATCTAGCGCTTCACAGTCTGCGGAAACACCGAAACCCGATGCAGAACAGTCAGAAGGTGAAAACGCGCTTAAATCGCTTTATACGGGCGTTTTTAAAGATGATGTGGCTTATAAAAAAGGGCAGTTCGTCACTAAAAATGGCTCGTTATGGCATGTTGAGAATGACCATTTAGGCGAATTTGATCATAAAAACTTTAAGTTGTGCGCGAAGGAGTGGACAGAATGAGCATAGTTACACTTGCAGAAGTCAAAGAACACCTTCGCTATGACGATGATTCAAATGACACGAACTTAGAAATCTATAGAAAAGCGGCTGAATCGGCCGTTTTACGCTATACAGATGAAATTCACCATGTTGAGCCATATCCAGAAGAGTTCCGGTTAGCTGTGCTCGTATTTGTTGGATATTACGACAAACACCGTAACGCCGAAGCAGATGCGCCAGTGAATGGTAATTTTATGCCTCAACCTGTGCAATCTCTTCTATTTACTTATCGTACTCCTACGGCAGTGTGAGGTATTTATGGGTATTCGGGAATATTTATTTGGATGTCAATGTTGGGCATGCAAGAACATTCGTGCAGGTGGTGGGTATCAACCATGCCACAAGGCTAAAAAATCTGGCGAGCTAAGTAAGCCACCAAAAAAACCATGAGGTATTTATGGGACAGAAAGCAAGCGACCTACGTCACCGCATCACCATTCAAAAGCCCATCCAAACCCAAGATCAAAACACGGGTAAATTGATTGTTTCATGGTTAGATCTTACAACAGTTTGGGCAGAAGTTACTGATCTTTCAACAAGGGATGTTATTGCAGCCAAAGCAGCCAATAGCTCGATACAAGCCCGTGCAAAAGTGCGATATAGCAGCGCTACAAAACAAGTTGATAGCACAATGCGGGTTCTTTTTGATGGTTACTATTACAAGATTGATGGGAACCCAATGCGAGATCCAGACTCACGCCGTGAGTATTTAACTATCAACCTTGCAACAGGTGATAAAGCATGGAATGTGTGATTTATGGCTACTCAAATACATGGCTTGGAGCCTGCATTAAGACGAATGCGGGCAATTGGTAATGACAAGACTGTAAAACGTATTGCCCGTAAAGCGATGCGGCAGGCAATGAATATTGCAAGAGATTCAGCTCGTCAAAAAGTTAAACGCCTAGATGATCCTACCACTCCAGAAAAAATCTGGAAAGAAATTGTGGTTCAAAATGGCCGAAGTAGAAATAAAAACACTTTGGTTATGCGCGTGGGGGTGCGTGGTGGTGCACGTATTCCATATACAAATAATGCCCAAAATAGACGTGCTGGGCGTGTTGGTCAAACTTACCAAGCGGACGGACGAGTCTTTTACTGGCGATTCCTTGAGTTAGGTACAAGTAGACAGCCCGCCACCCCATTTTTAAGACCAGCGCTTTACGAAAACATTGAACAGATAACAGATAAGTTTGTTCAAGTATTTAATTTTGAACTCAGTGTGGTTTTAGGTGAAGCTTAATGATTGATGTTCCAATTTTTAAATTAGCCAGAGCAGATCCAGCGGTTAAGGCTCTACTTGAAAGCGATGGAATTTTGCGAGTCTGGAAGTTTGGAAGTGCTCCAGATGAGCCACAAGCGCCATATGTGACATGGCAAACAATTTCTGGTGATTCAAATAGCAACCTTGATTCACGTCCTGTTTCAGACAATGCAATTATTCAAATTGATGTATATGCAACTGATGAGGATGTTGTTGATCAGGTTGCAAAAGCAATTCGCTTCGCAATTGAACTTGATTGTTATGTGGTTCGTTATGGCGAGGCAGATAAGGACCCCGTAACAGGAATGCCTCATTATTCATTTGATGTTAGCTGGATCATAAACCGCTAATAAAACTTAAACCATATTTTCACTTAGCACCCATTTCGGGTGCTTTTTTTATGCCTAAAATTAAGGAGCGCTCTTAATGGCTAATGTTAAAACTCAAAAAACACAGTTATCTACTGTGTTAAATGGTCAAGTGGTTCGTTTTGTTTGCTCTAAACGGATTGACTTGGGGCAAGATTCATTTCAAAAAATTGATGTAACTTGTCTTGATGCAGAATCAAAACAGTATGTTCGCGGTATGCGTGATCCTGGTGAAGGTGCAATAGAAATCGATTACGATGATACGAACACCAGTCATGACAAACTTATTGAAATTGCCGAATCTGGAGAGATTTTAGAGTGGTATGTTGGCTCAGGCCATGCAGCAACACTACCAACTTACGATAAAACAACTGGGATTAATCTACCAAAGGATCGTATGTGGTGGTCATTCAAGGGTTATATTAATCCTACTGCACCGAATGCATTTGAAGTCGATTCTGTAGTTGGTTATTCATTCACATTGATTCGTACTTCTGGCGTAACTACAACTAAACGTACGGTGACTTCATAATGGCTAAGATCAGCATTACAGACTTAAAGCAGAGTGTAACTACTCTAAACGTTCCAGTTAAAAAAGCCGTCAAGTGGAATGTTGAAGTAACAGAAAGTAATGTTGCTTCACTTAAAAAATTGACCAAAAATTCATTGTTAGAACTTGGTGAAACGGTTGAGCTTGAAGCTGATATTTTTGTTAAAAAAATGAACTTCAAGGAAAGTCGCGAGGCATCCAAAGCAATTGAATGGGATCTTAATTATGAGAATCTTGAGGATTCAAAGGTTAAGAAAATCGACTCAACTCACATGCAAGCTGCTCAATTACTTGGTTCAATTTGCTCAGATCAAAAGGGAACACCTTTTTTCTCAAGTGTTAATGACATCTATAAAGCAGAGCCTAGTTTAATAAATGCTATGTATGCTGCTGCTGATGAAGTTAATAATTTTTTGGGAAAGTCTCGGAAGAAGAGCTTGCAGACAGAGAACTCCTCATTGAACTCGTCCTCAATGGAATCGGTGGAAGCACTTTAGCAGAAGCCGAATTAAACATTAGTCATAAAGAGTTGATGGAATGGAGAGCCTATCGTCAAAAATATGGCTCTCTTTTCTTTGGTCGCCGGCTAGAGCAAAGCTTTGGAAGCTGGATGGCGCATTACACAGGCTTCAAAGTTAAAGAGGGAACAAAAGTAGACCCTTATATATTTATGCCTCATGAAACGCCTCCAGACGATGACAATTCATTGTCATTAGAGGAATATCTAGAAAGGTTTCATAGTAACTAGCCCTGCCATAAGGTGGGGCATGTGACATTTACATACCGTTTTGTTAAATTGAAGAAAATTGAAAAATGGTGTGATTATGAATAGAGTCTTGATAATTTTTGCCCTATGTTTGGTGGGTGCTGGTTGCGAAAAAGACAATAAAATATCTTCTTCTATCGCTTCAGAAAGCAGGGAAAAAGTTTCTGAATCCAATTGGAAGGTTGTAGTTAGTAAAGATGAAATGCGTAATAAGGAATTAAAATGGCTTGCTGTTAGGTCGGAGAATAATGCAGATCTAAAATTCCCATATGATGGAGAAAATAGACTTCAACTAGATATATTAGATTCTAAAACAGGCACACCAAGAGTTTTTTTAACAATAGATAAAGGCCAATATGATTGCGGGCGATATGGATGTGATGTTTTTGTGAAATTTGGCGAAAATTCAGTACAGAAAATGGATGTTTCCATTCATGATGTACAAGGTACAGATGGGACTATTCTTGCCTTCTATGGTAATTCTGCTGCTTTTTTAGAAAATATTAAAAAATTTAATTCAATTACTATTGAGGTTCCATTTTATAGAAATGGAACAAGACAATTCAAATTTAACACAACTGGTTTTAGTGAGGCTGAGAGTAAACTTTAAACCAGACCATCTCAATGAACCGCCGTAAGGCGGTTTTTTATTGCCCGGAGAAAAGTAATGGCCACAACTTCACTTGGCAGATTAACACTGGATCTAGTGGTTCAGACGGCTAGTTTTTCAGAGCCACTAAGTAGAGCTGAGCGACAGGCGCGAACATCGAGTCAAGGGATTGCTAATTCTTTAAATATTGCTGCTCTTGCTGTAAGTGCATTGAGTGGAGCAGTGGCTGGTCTTTCAGTGGCTCAGCTTGTTAATTTTAGTGATCAAGTTATTCAGACTGGAAATGATATTCAAAAGTTTTCAAAACTTGCGAATGCTTCAGTGCGTGAATTTCAGTATTACGCCAAAGGGGCAGAAACTGCTGGAATTTCATTGGAATCTTTTGCAGATAAAATGAAAGACATGCAGGATCGTATAGGCGATTTTCAGCAAACAGGTGGTGGGCCTTTAGCTGACTTTTTCACCAATATTGCCCCTAAAGTTGGTGTAACGATTCAACAGTTTCAAAAGCTGTCCGGTCCAGAAGCACTTCAACTATTTTATAACTCATTGGAAAAAGCTGGAGCCTCTACCAATGATATGAAATTCTACATGGAAGCAATCATTTCAGATTCTTCTTTACTTATCCCATTGCTAGAAAATGGTGGTAAAGGTTTTAAGAAGTGGGGTGATGCCGCTGAAAAGGCTGGCGCTATCATGTCTGATGATTTAGTTAAGAGCTTAGCAGAAGCAAAACAAAACCTTCAATTAATGGATTTACAATGGCAGGGAGTCGAGGTAAGACTTGTAAATAGTGTTGTTCCTGCTATCGAAACGGTTATAGAGAATTGGGATGATATTAAAGCGGTAACTATTGCCGTATCTGCTGGCATCGCAACAAGATTTGTTCCTGCTTTGGTTGTCGCAACATATCAACTTGGGCAAACTGCTATTTTTGCAGTTCGTGCGGGCGTGGGCTTAGCAAGCTTTGCAAGATCTGCTGGCGCTACAGCTGGAGTCATGGCTTTACTTGGTGGTCCCGCTGGATTGGCAATGTTAGCAACACAAATTGCTGTAGCTGGTGGTGCATATTTATTGATGACCAAACACACTCAAGATGCAACAAGTGCATTTGAAGAGCAAGGTTTAGCAATTAGTGAACTTCGAGAAAAATATAAAAGCTTTACCGCAGCACAGTTAGCTATAAAAGGTATTGAGGCAAGTGAGGAGGTTGAAAAACAAACCAAGGAACTAAAAAGTCTTCTTACAGCGTTAGAACAATTTGAAAACGACTTGAAAGTTCAAGGTGATATTAAGCAATTTACAGCGATTCAAGCGTACCTTGCTAGCTTAAAACAAGGTGGGGATGAAGCTAAGAATGCTTTTGCTCAGCTACAAAAGCAAGGCTTGGTTAGTGAGAGTACACTTAAGTTTGTTGCAGAATTAGATACAAAAATTAATGCTGCAAATAACTCTATAGATCGTCAAAAAGAGATCCAAAAATTAGTTAAAGATGCAACCAATGATGCAACAAAGGCACAGCAGAACCAAACTAAGGTACTCACAGAGGCTGAAAAAGCATGGAACAATTTAACAAAAGCTCAACGTGACTACATTACCCAAGCTAAACAAGATGTACTTAGGGAAGGGTATATAAAGACACTTGTAAGAGAGGGGGTAAGTGTAGATAAAGCGAATGTTTATGCAGATGCACAAGTCGCAACAAATGGAGAAAATGCTTTTAAAGCACCATTGTCAAAGGATGTGCTACTTGCTGCCCGCGAGAACTTCAATCTAAAAAACTATACTTTTGGGAAAGCTGAGTTAGAGGCAATTGCTCGTGCACAAGGTATTGCTAAGGCAAATAATTTTGCTCAGATTGAAAGTTTGTATGGTTTGCCTGCTGGAACATTGGCAGCCTTGATTCTTCAAGAGTCTGGAGGTAATCCAAATGCAATTAGCCCAACTGGGGCAAAAGGACTATTTCAGACCACAGGAATTTACAGAGTTGGCAAAAATTTAAGCACAATTGAGGCTCAGGCAACAGAAGCAGCAAAATATATCAGCAATGGTGTTAAAGAATTTGGAAATTTTGCAGATGGTGTTACCACTTATAACTCAGGTGTTGCAGGGTTATGGGATTACAAAAAAGGTGGGAGATCGCCCGCTAAACGCAAGGAGATTGCAGGATATGCACCAGGTATTCAACGTTGGATGGCTGGTGTAAATGGCAAGTCTACTGTAGACAATTCAATTTTAATGCCCACTCAGGCAGATCAACTTGAATTGATCAATAAAGCTGCCGAGTCTCAACAGGCTATTGATGATACAAGAAAAGAAGTTAACGCACGGTATTACACTGAAGCTCAACGCCTTGCCAAGGAGCATCAAGATAATATTGATAAGATCACACTTGCGTACGCTGGTACACCGCAGTTAAAAGAAAAGCTTGCTCAAGAGAATGCTTTATATGCCGCTCAAATTGCAAAACTTGAGTCTGATAAAAAGGAAGAGTACAACCAGTACTTTGCTTTTGAAACTGATCGAATCAAGCAGATTGAACAAAACTTTGATCGACAAAAAGAGTTAATCGACTCTAATGCCGAGTATGAGTACGGGAAATCGAAAAAAGCTTTAGAGATTAAAGCTGCTCTTGAGCGTCAAAAACAAGTTGAAATTGCTGCCGTAAAACGCGAAGAAGATGCACAAATTCAGTCGGCGTTTGAGGGTTATCTAAACCAGACTGAAATTGTTGTGAAGCGTTACCAACGTGAACGTGAAGAAATACTTCAAACTTATAGTTTAAGTAAACGTGTTCGCGAAGAGATGGCAAAATCTAAGGATTATGCAATTTTTGAAACTTTAAACCAAGCTTCTGACAGCGTGTTTCAATCTGGGTTAATCTCGAGACAATCTATGTTGGAACGAGAGGACCCGATAAATGCTCAAAAATGGGCTTTACAAAATCAATATTCATCTGATTTTAGTAGCTTGAATCAATCATATAATGATGAAGTGTCTGGCATTAAATTGATTGAAAATGAGAGTGAACGTAACGCTCAATTGTTGGCTGCTCGTGAACAGTTTTTGAAAGCAAAAGCAGACTTAGATAAAAAGTATGCTCAAGATGAAATGGATCTAAATAGATCACTTTACGACTCACAATTAAGTCAATTAAGCAGTTTAACGGGTCAATTATCTAGTTATTGGTCTAACATGACAGGCATTGTCAAAGATGCCGCAGGTGAGCAGTCTGGGATCTATAAGGCTATGTTTCTCGCCCAACAATCTTTTGCGATTGCTTCTGCAACTATTAACGCTTTCCAAGCTTATAACCAAATTCTTTCAAGCCCATGGTATCTTGATGTGATTAGCAAGCAGACGGCTGCCACTTTGGTGCTAGGCATGGGTATGGCAAATGTCGGAATGATTGCAGGTCAGACTATTGCAGGTATGGCCCACAACGGTATAGATAATATCCCGCGTGAAGGTACATGGCTTTTAGATGGTGGTGAACGTGTATTAAACCCTCAACAGAACAAAGATTTGACGAATTATTTAAATAATCGTCAAAACGGGCCTAGTGAGGGCAATGTGCAAATCAGTCAACAGATTACGTTTGCTGATGGATCCGCAAGTGTCAATACACAAGGTCAAAAGCAAATTGCTGAATCTCTGAATAATGCAATGAAAGATTGGGCTAGACGTGAAAGCCGTCAAGGTGGTGTCTTGTTTAATCTAGTGAGACGCTAATACCTAAATTTAACCACTTAAACCCAAATAAACCCACTTTACTGAGTGGGTTTATTGCTTTTCAGGAAGTGAGAATATGAAAAGATATTTTAGGGCATTCCTCTTTGCTTTTTTGATAACTGCAGTTTTTTACATAAGTTTAAGTTTGATTAAGTCTAATCATATTGCATATGCAACAGGCTTTGTATTTGGTTTGGCGCTCACACTCATTTTTCAAAAGGAATCTAAGAGTTTTAAAGCTGCAGAATTACTAAACAGACATGTTAAAGAATGGGCAGTTCGTGAAAGTAGGCGGGCAGGTTTATTGGCTCCAGATCATGACACGACTAGTTTAGAAAATTGCAAAAAACGTTTTAAAGATAGTCCGGTAAGTATGAAAGTTGAGTGGTCAAAAAAAGATGAGTAATCGTAAATTCACTTGGTGCCAAGATTTAGAGGGTAACTCAGGTTCGCAAAGCTTTAATACTTTGTCATCTAAGTTCGGTGACGGTTATGAACAAAACATTGCTGTAGGTATCAATAACCGAACAGGTACTTGGCAATATTCACGGACAGCAAAAAAAGCCGAAATTATGCAAATCAAAGCATTCTTTGATGATCACAAAGGAGCTGACTCGTTTCTTTGGGATTCACCTTTAGATGGTGAGGTCCGAGTTAAAACAGGTGAATATCAACCACGCTGTTTGGGCGGTGATGTTTGGCAAATCTCAACGACATTCACCCAAGTTTTTTACCCTTAACTTTAAATCTCTTCAAAGCCCCTTTTTAGGGGCTTTTTTATGCGAGTAAGAAAATGACAATTCAAACAGTAAATCTAGGTACGGCACCTACTGGCGCAGGCGGTGATACATTCCGCTCAACTGGCGCAAAAATAAATGAAAACTTTACGAATAACAACCATGCAGCTAGTCGTTATGTAGGTACTGCTGCTGGGAATGTGATGGAAGTTGGTGCTTTTGGAGTTGGAAAGTCAATTCTATTAGGTAGTAAAAAATTATCA